CTATGTATACTGAAGAATATACATCCACCATATTAGAAATCGCAACACTGTTAGACTTAGAAGTTAAAGAAGTAACTAACTTTCTTGAGCTAATGTTAGACGGTTACGGTTTTACTGATGCTCTTCACGGAACGCATTTAACCAGAGATGATTGTGAACTAGTGTTAGCAGAACTTAAGAAACGAAAAAAATAATATGGTAGATATCTTATTCTTGTTAATGGTTAAACACTGTATCTGTGATTTAGGATTACAAAGTCAACTGCTATGGGGCAAGACCATTAACAAGCAATATTATTTTGGCTGTCATAGTCATTACTTACATCACGCTCTTGGTACACTCCTAGTCATGCTGTTATTTTTCAATCCTTTACTGGCATTAAAAATAGCTATCATTGACTACATAGCACATTGGCATATTGATTATACAAAACATCGGGTACAACTTTATTGGAATCTTGGACGAAAAGACAAAGCGTTTTGGTGGGTAACAGTAGTCGATCAATTATTACATTTCTTAACATATTATATCTTCGTTGTTTACCTAGTTAATTAATATTAACGTAGTACATAAGTTATCTACGCATGTTTTTAAATATTAGTATGAAAAATAACGATAAACAAGTACTAAATTTCCTAGAAAAGTTCTTAGTAGTTCTTATAGTAGTGCTTGTTATTTCTATACAAAATCTCTTCTGTAAATAAAATAAACTAAATACCATTGAGCATAAGATCAAAAGTCTTATTTTACTAATTTCTCAAAAGGAAAAACAGTGCATCAATTAAATTGGCGACCAATGACGGATGAAGACGTTGATTGGTTAGAAAAATTAAGCAAACAAAAACAAAACTCCAAATCAGAATATGAGAAAACTAACTGAAATCCAAATAGGTGAAACTTGTATTGTTGATTGTATAGACATCGACGATATACCGTATCATCAAAGAATAAACGCCCTTGGCCTTATGTGCCTAGATGAAGTTACCTGTAACAGAAAATCACACGGTATGATACAGCTATCTACAGGCGTTAGTAAAACCACACACTTTGCTCTAAGACAAAAACAGTGTGACGGAATATGGATTCATTAGAAAAACAAAACTCTTGACACAGTACACTCTACCATATATAATATGTATATGGAAAAACTAATAGTTATAGCAGGCTACGGATACGTAGGTAAAGCAATCGAATCGGCTCTTAAGACACAGCTGGATGTAGGCATTGTAGATCCTATAATTAACAACAGTCGCATATACGATTTTAACTGTGAATCAGTAATTATAGCTGTAGCAACCCCTGGAGCATCAGATGGCAGTTGTGACGTAACAAACATCAAAGCTGTTCTTAAAGATACCCCAACACAGGCACCAGTACTTATCAAATCGACTATTTCAGTAGAGGGCTGGAGAGAAATCAAACATCAATTCCCTGAGCATTCATTGACATTTTCACCAGAGTTTCTTAGAGCTAAAACAGCTACTGAAGACTTCCTAAATCAGAAACAGGTATACCTAGGTGGCGGCAACACAGAGTATTGGCAACAGTTATTTGAACAGACCATGAACAAACCCAGTGTCGTAGTTAACGCAGAAGAACTTATAGTAGCTAAACAATTCCGTAACAGTTTTTTAGCAACTAAAGTTTCATTCTTTAATCAAATTAATGATTTATGCGAATGTTTAGATTTAGACTACGAGCAAGTTAGACAGGTTGTTGCAGATGACGAGCGTATTGGTGAAAGCCATACTATGATCACTGAGGAGCGTGGATTTGGTGGACATTGTTTTCCAAAAGACACTGAAGCACTAGTATATTCAGCATTATATCACGGCTGTAGTCAAAATTTGATACAAGAAGCTATCAAATACAACAAAAAAATACGTAAAGAGTAATCAAACTCTATTAAATAAAATTTTCTGACCTATCAGATGACCAATAAATAGTGTTATGCAATTAAAAACATATCATCTATTAGAGTGTGATACTCAAAAACAGATTAGTCGTGAAGCATTGGCTTGGATTAAAGAAAATACCAATCTATTAAACGAAGCGGATGGGTTTTGGAATAAAATTGATACTAAACATTTTATTCTACTAAATCCTGCGTTATCTAAGTACTGCCAAAAATTAAAACTAATCCTTAAAGAAGTAGCAGTTCTGGTTGCTCATTCAAATCAAGGTGTGCCATTATACATTGACGAAGAACCTGTTGTAGCAAAAATTAACTTTCCTGTACTAAACACCAAAGATACTTACACTGAATGGTACAATGTAAAAAACTTAGATCAACTACCAATGATTAATAATCAATTTGATCAACCTATACCAGATCTGACTAATGCTATCACCGATACAATCAATAGGGTCGAAATGACGCAACCAATAGTGTTTAATTCTAGCATTGCTCATAAGGTAGTTATTGGCCCAACTGCAAAATTACCCAGGGTAGTTATTAGTTGTATGTTCTACAAAGAACCAATCAGTTACTTACACCAAGAAAACGAACTCAGCATTCCCCAAGTATAGGAAATCAAATGAAAATATTAAGATTTACAGCCTCCTGGTGTGAACCATGTAAGGCACTAGCAAAAAACATTGAGCGTGTAGAAACAGAAAGAGAAATACAGGTTATTGATATTGATCAAGAACAAGACCTAGCACAGCACTTTATGGTAAGAAGCGTACCTACACTGATTAGAATTGATCAAGATAAAAAAGAAGTTGATAGAGTAGTAGGAGTTCAATCAACAGCAGAGCTGTACAAATTTATTAATAGCAATTAATGAATATCAGTATGTTTTTTAGATAATTATGTGCTATTATTATGGTAAGTAATAACAGTAACACGTTGTTACTCAAAGAAGCAATCATCAAATTGGACCTGTGGTAACACTCTCCAATACTTTGGTTAGCCGACATTTTATTAATTTTTTAAAAGGAATACTATTATGTGGACTAAACCTCAAGCAACTGAAATGCGTTTCGGTTTTGAAGTAACTATGTACGTAATGAACAAGTAATACTTGTTTATACATTGAAACATAAAAAGCACTCTTCGGAGTGCTTTTTTTTGGAATAAAATAATGGGAGTGTATTTACAGATCCTGATATATTATATTGCGTAGTACCTTGCAGTCTTTGCTTTGATACCAGAGGCAATTCAGGTCAGAGTGTAGATCTAAAATTAAGCACTCCCACTAAAAATATTTACCGAATTCGTTAAAAATAGGAGAAAAACACCTACTTTTTGTTGACTTTGGCCTCGTTAAGTGTTAAACTAGCATAGTAACACAAATCTTAAGAGGAAATAAAATGTTTGATTCAATTGAAATTAGAAAAGCGTTTAACGGCTTTATAGTTATACTAACACCAGAAGATGATGAACCTAGAGAATTTGTATTTGATACATCTAGAAAAGCTATGAAATTTATACGAAAATATGTGGACAACAAAGTAGCGGCTAAGGTAGCGGCATAAATTTATCAGGCTTCTTTTGTTAAAATAAATAGTAAAAAGTAGTAAATTCAACTGAAATTTGGAGTATATCAATGTCAAAAACTGTCTTAGTGACTGGCGGTGCAGGATTTATCGCACACCACGTTATTGAAAATATATTAAGAAATACCGACTGGAACGTGGTCAGCCTAGATAGGCTAGACTTTTCAGGAAATTTAAATCGACTACACGATATGATGGATGAATTCGATGTAGAAACTAAAAAACGTGTCAAGGTAGTATTCCACGATCTTAGAGCAGAAATTAATCCAATGGTAGCCAGAGATATCGGCGATGTTGAATTTGTATTACACTTGGCCGCAGGCAGTCACGTAGATCGTTCTATAGAATATCCAATGGAATTTGTCATGGACAATGTGGTTGGTACAGGTCACATATTAGAATTCGCACGTAAGCTGAATAAACTAGAACGCTTTATATACTTTTCAACTGATGAAGTATTTGGTCCAGCACCACAAGGTGTGAACTACGGTGAACGTGATAGATACAATTCAAGTAATCCGTATTCGGCAACTAAAGCCGGTGGTGAAGAATTAGCAGTAGCGTTTGAAAATACTTACAAGATGCCAATATACATCACGCATACTATGAACGTGTTTGGACAAAGACAACACCCAGAAAAATATATTCCAATGTGTATACGTAAAGTCAATGACGGTGACACTATTACTATACATTCAGACAGCACACGCACTATTCCGGGAAGTCGTTATTACATACATGCGGCAGATGTTGCAGACGCTATGCACTTCTTGTTACAGTTAGATGAGAGTAAACTAGAAGCAGATTATGGTGATGCTAAATGTCCTAAGTTTAACCTAGTAGGTAAACAAGAAATTAATAATCTACAACTAGCACAAATTATTGCTGAAGCACAGGGCAAGGAACTAAAATATGAAATGATGGATTTCCATTCAGCACGTCCAGGCCATGATTTGAGATATGCACTATCGGGTGAATACATGAAAAACTTAGGATGGGAACCTAAAGTTGATTTAACAGAACGTATTGGTGAAGTAGTTGAGTGGACATTACAAAATGATCGTTGGTTACGTTGTGAGGACGGCGAATGAAAAATATAGTATTGTTAACATCAGCTCTGTATACCAACTATGGTATATATGATCCAGCACAAAGAATACAACAAACTCTAGAAACTGCTCAGAGTGCTAAGAAATACATACCAGATGCTGTTGTGGTATTAGTTGATAACAGCAAGGAGGATGTATTGCAAGAAGATGGCGATACGTTTAACGAACTACTTGACACTGTTGATTATTATATTGATAACTGTGAGGATCCTGACATAAAACTATTTCATAGAACTTGCCAGAACTATGATATTGGAAAGAACGCCATGGAGGCATTAGGGTTAACTAAAACATTAAGACATATGCTCAATGACAAAGACATGCAAAAAGAACTCAAAGACTGTGAACGCATTTTTAAACTGAGCGGTCGTTATAAAGTAACTGATCAATTTGATATCAATAAGTTTGTTAATGCAGAAACTAAAGACAAGTATGTATTTAAAAAAGCACAGCCAAGTTGGATCAACCCCCAAGACACTGGAACGAATACATTGCTACAGACACGACTATGGTCGTTCACTCCTAGCTTACTGCAAGACACTGCTGACATGTACAGTGAAATCATTGAAACAATGCTAAAACTATTCAACACACAGAAGTATATCGATAACGAGCACGCTCTGAGCAAGTTTATTCCTAAGGATAAATTAGTTGAACTTGAGACTGTAGGCCTAGAAGGTAATATAGCACCCAATGGCATGATGGTTATTGATTAATGAAAAATATATTGATCTTAGGTGGTAACGGATATGTGGGCAGTAGGCTACGACAGGTCCTTAAAGAAACATACAATATACATTCTATAGATTGTTGTTGGTTTAGCTACGACGAAGAGTACAAAGATCATAGAGACTATAATAGACTTACTAAACAAGAACTAAAAGAATTTGATGTTGTAATCGTATTAGCAGGACACCCTAGTGTTCCTAGTTGTAATGGAGACTTGTATAGTCCGTGGATGAATAATGTTAGTAACTTTACAGACCTATTAGGCAAAATAGATGATCAATTGGTTATCTATGCTAGTTCTGCAAGTGTATACGGAAACAGTAAGCCAGGAGAACAACACAGTGAGGATAATAAAGTGTTTGTTCCTGTTAATAATTATGATGTTACCAAGTATGCTCTAGATCAACAAGCTATAATTGCTAACCTAACAGGAAAAAGGGTCATAGGATTAAGATTTGGGACTGTCAATGGGTGGAGTCCAAATTTGCGATGTGATGTTATGATCAATGCCATGTACCATACAGCGGTAACATCAGTAGAAGATCAACACATTACAATAACAAATAAACATATCAGTCGTGCAATTTTAGGAATAGAAGATCTTTGTCGTGCAGTTACTTCATGCATTGAGAAACAACATGTAGGAATATACAATCTGGCTAGCTTTAATGATAATGTTGGGAATATAGCAATTGGTGTAGCAGATAAGATAGATGCAAAGATTACAGACAAAGGAAATACTATGAATGCTTACGATTTTGCCATATCAACAGAATTATTCGAAAAAACTTATAATTTCAAATTCACTGAATCAGTATCTACCATAGTAGATAGTTTAGTCAACAGATACAAAGAAGCAACAGTACAATATAGAAACAACTACATAATTTATCAAAGGGAGCCTCAACGTGGATAATGCAAAACACTTAACGGAGTGTCTATGCTGTGGGAGTACTAACTTAAGAGAAACGTTAGATTTGAATGAACAGCCAATGGCTAATAGTTTTAAAAAAACACAAATCGAGGAAGAACTTAAATTTCCTTTAAAGCTAAATCTGTGTACAGATTGCACTCATTTGCAATTGAGTCACGCTGTTAATCCTGACTTATTGTTCAAACACTACTTATACGTCAGTGGCACTAGTCAAACTTTGAGAGATTACTTTGATTGGTTTGCTAATTACACACATCAGTTTTTTGACAACAAACCTAAAACAGTATTAGATATTGCCTGTAATGATGGAACACAGTTAGATTCATTTAAAAAAGATGGATTCACAACATATGGTATCGACCCAGCAGAAAATTTACACAAGCTAAGTTCGAAGAATCATGATGTTATATGTGATTACTTTACAGAACAATATGTCGAACAATTAAAAGAAAAACAGTTGGACGTTATAAATGCACAAAATGTATTTGCACACAACAGTTATCCGTTAGATTTCTTAAAAATGTGTAAAGAAATAATGCATGAAGATTCAGTATTGTTTATACAAACAAGCCAAGCAGACATGGTTAAGAACAACGAGTTTGACACTATCTATCACGAGCATCTCAGCTTCTTTAACGCAAATTCAATGAATGCACTCAGCGAAAGAGCAGGACTACATCTTGTTAATGTTGAAAAAACACCGATACACGGTAATAGTTATGTGTTTGTGTTTAAAAAGAGTCCTAGTCAAGGAAACATAAAACAAGTACTGGCTGAAGAACGAGCTCAAGGAGCACAAGATTTAGAAACATACAACATATACGAACAGCGTTGTCGACAAGTGTTACAAGAACTTGATGCAAGATTGTGTATATACCGACTCAGTCAATATACCATAGTAGGCTATGGTGCGGCCGCAAAAGGTATGACATTAATCAACGCCGGCAATTTGTATTTAGATTTTATCATCGACGACAATCCATTGAAGCAAGGTATGTTTGCACCTGGTAGTAATATTCCTATAGTGTCCATTGACAAGTTAGCAGAATATACTAATAATAAACTTGTATTTGTTCCGTTAGCATGGAATTTCTTTAAAGAAATTAAAAGCAAGATTAAAGCTAAACGTAATAATAACAGCGACATTTTCTTAAAATATTTTCCAAAAGTAGAGGAAGAATAAAATGGATTTTAAAAAAGCATATTTAGATTTATTAAGAAACACTCTGCTAGGACTTAGCTATAGTGACTACAGGTATGATGTAGGTAACGATAGTATTGAACCACATGACCCAAAAGCCAGAGAGAATGGCGAGGATTGGCCGTTTAATGGACAAAGCATGGTGGGTACTAAAAGGATGCTTAATGCCCATATGTTAATAGAACAAGTCGAAGCAGATAAGATTCCAGGAGATTTTGTTGAGACCGGTGTTTGGCGTGGTGGTGTTTGTATATATGTAGCAGGAATACTTAAAGCTATGGGCATTAAAGAAGAGGAAAGAAAGGTATGGGTATGTGATAGTTTTGAAGGGATACCTCAACCCAATCACGCACAGTATCCAGCGGATCAAGGAGACATGCACTTCCATGCTCAATGGTTAAAAGTACCACAAGAAATTGTGGCACGTAACTTTGCCACCTATGGCCTCTTAACAGATCAAATAAGATTTGTAAAAGGTTTCTTTAGTGATACACTGCCTGTAGTTAAAAATGAGATAGAAAAGATAAGTATTCTGAGATTAGATGGCGACATGTACGAATCAACCATCGTAGCATTAGAGAATTTATATCCTAATCTTTCGGTGGGCGGGTATGTTATTGTTGACGATTACGGATTACCTAACTGTCGCGAAGCTATAGAAGATTATAGAAAGTTCCACGGCATCGAAGACGAGTACATCAAAATTGACGAAAGTTCAGTCTACTTTAAAAAGACTAAACAGTGCGACAAAGAAAAAATTGAACACAGATTTGCACTACCTAAAACTATTCAGTCAGAACCTGGATCCCAGCTTCAGTCAGGTCCTATAGGTGCAAGTGAGAAAAGTAAAACGACATTTAGTCAACCAAACCAAGGCGCTTCGTTAAGTAGTCTATGAAAAAGACTGTAATATGCCATTTCTATAATGAACAATGGATGCTACCGTGGTTTTTAAATCACCACAAGCAGATATTCGATCATGGCATAATGATCGATTACCATTCAACTGATAACAGCGTTGACATAATCAAAGACATATGCCCAACGTGGGACATAGTAACAAGCCGTAATCCAGATTTCCAAGCAGATAATATAGATACCGAAGTAATGGACATAGAGCGAGATATCTCAGGATGGAAGATAGCACTTAACGTTACAGAACAACTGATAGGCGACTATTCTATACTAGCTGATCATTCTAACCAACAGTTACTGATTCCTAGTATCTTTATGATAGATGTTGATCATGGTACAGATCAAGTAGCTGATCCTAATCAACCATTATATGAACAATACAAACATGGATTCAGCTTTAAAGACGGAGAACCTCAATTTCTTGAAAGACGAGCCAGAAGTATGCACAATTTCGAAGTATTTTATCCACCACATAATACTGCTGAATGTATGGGCCCTGGACGACATTTCCATACATACAATACAGATCAGTTAGTCACATTATACTGGGGTTGGTGTCCATGGGACCAAGGGCAACAAGAGAGAAAAACACAGATACAAACCCAAATTCCGTTGATAGATAGACAGAGGGGATGGGGATATCATCATATAACTAACAAAGAAACATTAACTCATAGACTGGAGACAGAGTTTGTTCCTCGAGCAAGAGACTTAACAAAGGATTTAGAATATTATGTCAGCAAACACAAAAATCTTTCAAATATACTTTAAGCCAGAGCTTGAAAAACATTTAGAGCCTGAGTTTACTCCGTTGAGTAATGTAGAAAATCCACGCCCAGACTTACGAGAATGGGACGTGTGGAACCGGGAACACGACAACATTAGCAAACAGGGATTAGATTATTGGGGATTTGTCAGCTGGAAGTTTAAAGAAAAAACAGGGCTAACAGGTAAAGATGCGTTTAAATTTATAGAGCAGAATCCAGGACACGATGTCTATCTATTCAATCCGTGTATACTCAACGAAGCAGTGTTTGTTAATAGCTGGGAACAAGGAGATATACATCATCCAAACATTAGCGATATAGGGAATAAGTTTTTAAGAAAAATAGGGTACAAAGACTGTGATGTATTAACAATGTTGTTAGATCGAAACCATACTGTGTTTGCTAACTACGTGGTAGGCAGTAAGGACTTTTGGGATAAGTTTATGGAGTTTACTCGAAAACTATTTATAGAAGCCGATAAAGATCTTGAGTTCAAACATCAAGTATTTGGTGAAGGACTAAGCAACTACGCTCATGATAAGTCATTGCCGAACTTTACTTTCTTGATTGAAAGATTGATACCAACCTATCTTGAATTAGAAAATATAGATAGTTTAGCATACACATATACCCCCGAAACAGTTTTGCCTAAATACCAGACTATATTCAATGAAATACAAGCACTTTCTAACCTAAAAGTAGCTATAAATGAATACGACAGCGACGAATTGTATGAAGTTTGGAATTACTATAGACATAGCTTTATCAATAAAAATCCAGGCATACTTAATATAGAATAGTTTTATGCCCAATAGATAAATATTATTGACAATAGGTATGTACTGTTGTATAATATATTTGCTCACAAGGCAATGATCGTTAATTAACACTCAAAAGGTGAAGAAATGACTGACAAGGTAGTAGAATCAAAGAAATCAACGAAACCAGTAGCAGACACAAAAGCTGTAAAACAGTCCAAAGAATATGCAGAAGCTAAAAAACAAGAGATGCGTAGACGAATGGCGGCATTTAGTGATTGCTGTTAAGTAACATTTGGTTGACAAAAATGATTTTTGGTAGTATAGTATTACTATGTTACCGAAATTTAAAGAACTCGACGACAGAACTATCTTTTACTCAGTTGTAGTAATCTGCGTAATACTATCAGCAATCAATTCGTATTATACTTGGCTTAATCCTTTAGATCTAGAAATAGAAAAAAATCCAAAACAACACAATGGTGCACAACCATTTACTCCCCCACAGCAATTTGAAAGTTCGCTAACTTTACCTAACGGTAACAGTGTTACACAACCATTGGCTACACCAATAGAATCTATTGAAAACTTAACTGAAGAAGAAATTAATCAAAGAGTATTTGAAGAATTACGCCAGAAGCCAAGTTTAACCGATGAACAATTTGAGGAGTTAACAAAATGATTACATTAGATGAAGCATATGTAACAGTACAGTTTTATGGTGAATCATGTGAAATTAAGAATCTTTTGGAAACTTTAGATCATATGAAATTAAATTGGGCTACGTTAGATGCACAAGAGAAAAAAGCTTACACACTATTATCAGAAGATCTTTACATAGGCCTAACAAATCAAAAGAAAGATAGTGATAGTGTAACAATAATCGAAGATGATGGGTATTCAGATTAAAATAATGATTGACAACTATCAGTTATGATGCTATAATGTTTACATGATACTAAAAAAACAGACAAATGTTTAGTATCAAAGACAATTTAGGAGACAGACATATGAACGGTTTTATAAAAATTAAGCAAGGCACGTACCGCAACAAAGACGTGATCAATCAAACATTTCCGTTAATCAAACAATTTCAACTTGGTAGTAACGGTGGTTTCGTAACTGTGGACGGCACTGGAATGTTCGGCAAAGACAAGATACGAGTTTCAGTGTCAAGCCCACAAGACTACGAAATAGTCGATGGTGATGACTATCAAGATCCAAACCAATCAAATGAATCAGACGAACAAGTAATAGAACGTATTGCTGAACGTTTTTCAATACTAGATGATATGACCAAAGCAGTATTGAATGGTGATATTCGTGCTATGATTGTAGCAGGCCCTCCGGGAGTAGGTAAGTCATTTGGCATTGAACAGCAATTAGAAAAAGCAAATTTATTTGATCAGATGACTGGGCGTAGAGTGAAGTCAGAAATGATTAAAGGTACTGCATCGGCACTAGGTATGTATAAAGCACTATATAGATACTCAGACGAAAATTCAGTTGTGGTATTTGATGACTGCGATTCAATTTTAACTGATGACGTTTGCTTAAACTTACTGAAAGGTGCTTTAGACTCGGGTAAGAAAAGAACTATTAGTTGGTTGGCTGACAGTCACAGTTTACGTAACGAAGGCATTCCGGATAGCTTTGATTTTAAAGGTGGTGTTATCTTTATTACTAACTTGAAGTTTGATGCTATGAAGAGTCAAAAGATACGTGATCACTTAGATGCTATACAATCAAGATGTCATCATTTAGATCTAACATTAGATACAATGCGTGATAAACTGTTACGTATAGAACAAATTTCAAGAACAGGCGAACTGTTTGCTAATTATGATTTTGATGGTCATCAACAAGCAGAGATAATTGACTTTATGCGTGAACGGAAAAATAAATTAAGAGAAATGAGTTTACGTATGGCGATCAAGATTGCTGATCTGCGCCGTAGCTTTCCAAATAAATGGAAAGTAATGACCGAAACTACTTGTATGAAGAGTAGGTAAAGTTTTAGCTACGTCAGTAGCTAAAAACAATGCGCCTCCCATTTGTCTGGCTCCGGGTGCATTGTGTAGTAGGCCCCTAGAGTTTTTGTCGGCTTTAGGGGTTCTTTATACTTGCAATATCTAGATAAATGCTATATAATAATACTATGCCTAAGAAGAAATTACAAATACAATTAACAAATGCAGACCAGACTAGTACTTATGATTTGGATTTTGAGATGGAAAATACATCTATAGCTGATAAGTGGCTAGAAGAAGCCAAAGAGTTCATTGACAACGGGCAACCATTTGATGACAGAGAACGATTTTATAACTTCCCACACAGCAAATATACTGCCACATATGTGGTTGACTATCTCAACAAGCTGATAGATACTATCAACAGTCACGCACCTGGTATGATTGAGAAAAGAGCTACAATTTTTATGCCACAAGACACATTGAATTATCTACATCACATATTTGAAGTTAATCACGGACTATATGATCAACAACAAGACAACGAGTTTTTCAGCAATGCTCCCCAATCAGTGAGGCAGGCCCTGGCAGATTTGAACATATGGATCCATCGTTTTGAAAGCCTGGGAGAGATGCCAAGGTTTGTTGGTACTTGGTATGGTAAACCCTGTCGTAAAGAACTAGCAGACGAAGACTTTAAACAGTTTTCAATGATCGAAAGTTGGGGTGATCTAAAAATAAACTATTGTGAAATAGGTAAAACTCTATTTGATCTATATCACGACAATGATCAATACATTGACAAAGACGCATTCAAACCTTTGCGACATTACAGCGTAGACTTTACTGTGAGGTTTACTGAACAACCAGCTTACCAATGGGCAGAGGAAGAAGCTCGAGTATGGGAATACTATCACAAACACGAAAAGTTTTTTAAAGAACTAGGTTACACCATAGGAGATAATAAACTAAGTCTTGGATGGATAACAGTAGGAAGAATAAAAACTGATAGCTCACGTGATGAAGTGATTGAACAGATTGGACAGCATCAACGTATTAAAAAAATAATATGTTAATATTTCCACATGTAGAAGATTACCTTGAATATCTCGGTGGGTACGAAGTAGGAATTCCTGCAAAGTTATTAGCCCCTCCTCAAGCACAAAAAATAAGTTTAGCTCGGTATGATATTAGTATCATTGACAACATGTCGGCTAGCACAGTGTGGGGTACGGCGTTAACAGATAAACAAAGCGAACTAGTAGTTAAGTTGGTATTAAAGTATCGTAAACAATTTGCTAAAAACAATATTGATGTATCACCAGTCGAGCATCCTCAGTTTAGACTTCCTATACGTAAAATAGATCGTAGTAAAACGGTCAAACTAATCAATGATAGCCTGGCTATACGTTTTCCATATGACACTAAGTTAATAAACGAAATACAAGAGGTTAAAGGAATAAGTCAGGGAAGTGTCAGATTTGAGCGTGATACGAAAACTTGGTATTTTGGCATAACTGAATATAACGTCAATTGGGTAATTACTTGGGCACAAGCATACGGATTTGATATTGATCAAAAGATACTTACTTTGCTAGAGCAAATTATCGAATGCGAAAAGCAACATTATAAAATTGAACTAATTAAACAAGACAATGAGTATACCGTGACTAATGCCCCTAGTAGTTTGCTAGAATATTTAGATCAACATGGTGGTCTAAATACTGGTAATATTGTTAAGTTGATTGACCACAGTGGAATATGCGGCTATCAAGTTGACCAAAAGATCCTACAACAAGCAACAAAACAATATGGGCCATCACTAGGTGAAATTGGAGGAAAACACAGTATACACATTAAACCAAGTCCTAAAAACTTAAATATGATATTTGATTACGCCGAACTTACTAATCGTTATCCTATCTGCATTTATAATCCTACCTTATTTGATATCAATCTAAATCGATTCGACGAAAAAGATATTGTGAGATTTGACAGGAACGGTAAAACTAAGACTAGCGATTACAACCCATATGATGTTAAAATAATATATGCACATAAGATCCCAGCCACCTGGAATTTTCCTGTACCATTATTAGTAACAACATTTGAAATGATGTTTGGTGGTCGCAAGATGGATTGGACACGTAAAGCAGAAAAGATTATCTACTACGGTGCAACACAAGTAAGGGAACAATATTAATGGCATTGGCTAGACTACTAATTAAAGACGAAGTGAACGTTAAGATAGAAGGTCTTGATCTTCATGAACGTAAAGAACTTACTAATAAGTTTAAGTATGAAGTTCCTGGTGCTCGTTATATGCCTGCAGTACGTCTCGGTAGATGGGATGGCAAAGTTGGATTTTTCCAACTTGGTGGGTCAACATACATTAACTTATTACCAGAAATTTTACAGTATTTAGATCAACAAGGGTATCAGGTTGAACTAGAAGACCTTAGAGAATACCAAACACAATTTGAATTTACTCAAGTCAATGAAGATACATTTAGCAATATTAATTGGCCCAAAGGGCATCCTATAGCAGGTGAACCAATAGTGTTACGAGACTATCAGGTTGAAATCATAAACAAGTTTTTAGCTAATCCGCAGAGCTTACAAGAGATAGCAACAGGTGCTGGAAAAACATTGATCACAGCGGCATTGAGTTCACAGTGTGAACCACATGGCAGGACTATTGTTATAGTACCAAACAAAAGTTTAGTCACACAAACAGAAGCTGACTATGTCAATATGGGATTAGACGTAGGTGTTTACTTTGGAGATAGAAAAGAGTTTGGTCGTACACATACTATATGTACTTGGCAAAGTCTTAATATCCTACTCAAAGGTAGTCGTAATCACGAAGTAGACATAACTATACATGAGTTCCTTGAAGATGTTGTCTGCGTTATGGTCGATGAAGTACATATGGCCAAAGCAGATGCATTAAAAACTTTGCTAACAGGAGTAATGGCACACATTCCTATACGTTGGGGACTAACAGGAACTATACCCAAAGAAGAATTTGAACGTATGAGCCTAAGATGCAGTTTGGGTGATGTGCTAGGTAAGTTAAGTGCAAGCGAATTACAAGACCAAGGTGTACTTGCTAACTGCCATGTGAATGTGTTACAATTAAAAGATCATGTAGAATACAAAGACTATCAGAGTGAACTAAAGTATCTGTTAGAAACTGAAGGAAGATTAGATTACATAGCTGAATTGGTAAGTAAGATTATCGAAAGTGGTAACACACTAATACTGGTAGACAGGATAGCACCCGGCAAACAACTACAAGAAAGAATACCAGGATCAGTGTTTGTATCGGGTGCAACCAAAGCAAAAGATAGGAAAGACGAATATGACGAAATTGCAACTATGGATAGTAAGGTTATTATTGCTACTTATGGCGTGGCCGCTGTGGGCATTAATATACCTAGAATTTTCAACCTCATCCTCGTCGAGCCTGGCAAGAGTTTCGTCAGAGTTATCCAGTCAATCGGTAGAGGTATCAGAAAAGCAGAAGATAAAGATTTTGTTCAAATCTGGGATATAACATCCACATGCAAATTTGCTAAAAGACATTTAACTAAACGTAAACAATTCTACAAAGAAGCGAACTATCCATTTGTAGTTGAGAAAGTCGACTGGCAATAATAACAAGGAAAATTATGCACATATTAACACTAGAGAATACAGCCTACGAAATGAATGAGATCCCTGATGAAGTAGATGATATGCGTTTTAGCATATTAGATAATAGTGATCCAAAGAATCCAGATTATTTCTTTATTCCATTAATCTTCTTAGAAAGTTTTAACTCGCCAGCACTAGTATTAAATATTGGAGGTAACTCAGTTAAGATGCCTGTTGATTGGCAGTTACTAATTGGAGAGCCTGATTTTGGTGATTTAGAAGTTGTGCCATTAACATCTATCAATGATCGTGGATTTTCAGCATACACATTCAATCCGTTGACTAGTTTTAAACCAGTGTTTGAACCGGTTGAGATTGTTGATATCTATCAGGATGTTAAATGGTACTTTCCCAAACTTAAACCAGGGCAGTTACTAGCAGTACCAATCAACGACAGTGAAAAACCAATGTGTGCTTATTTTGTCAAAGATATATCAAGGCAGAGCGAAGTCATTGACTATTCTAAAATTTGGTAGTATAATTATTAATATATGAGAAAAAACCACGAATATTCTGATAATGTAAAGGATCTTATGAACGATTTTGATGATGTTACAGCAGAACTATTAGAGAGTCTAACGGCAGAGTTTCCGTATGATTACGAACCAGGCGAGTTTGATGGAATAAACAGACCGTTCGACACTGATACAAAAGAAGTTGCTCAGTGGAAAGACATAAATCAATTAGCCAAAACAAATACAGCTGTAAAGCAACAACTTGATCAATTGATATTGATATATAATTTGAGTAAAGAAGATCACAATGAGGACACAGAATGAATCCTAAAATGTTTAAGCAGACAAAAAAGAAACGTGCAGTGGATCCAAATGCTCCACCACGCCCAAATCTATTAAGTCAAGATAAGAAACTACGTGAAACGACAGAAGCTTTTGGTAAATTACACAACATGGTAGAAAGACAACAAGCTACCATAGAGCAACTTGAAGCTAAGTTTAGAAGCATGCAACAAGCAGTCGATCAATTAATTAATTATGTTAGAAATAAAAATTGAGTTCAAGTTTACATATCAAATATGAAATGCAGGCGTTTGATCGAAAAGATCGTGCCTATTATGACAACTTTACTGATGAAGATAGAAAGAAGTTTTCGACTTATCTCATGCTCAAATACGGAGCTAACGTAGGCAGTGGTAGTCATGATCTACAGGCATACTACCTAATGGCAACAAATAACAATGTAAACAAGTGGTTCTTTGATCTAGGAAGTAAGCATACTAAATTACAGTGGTTAACATGTACAGCAGTAAGCCCGTCTATGGGTCCACAGTTTCATTATTGGTTAAAGGCCAAAAAGAAACAAGGTGATAATAAAAGTCAAAAGTTTTTGGCTAAACTTTATCCAAACATGAAGCAAGATGAAATAGATCTTATGGCAACGCTCAATGACAAGAAAGAACTTAAAAAATTAGCACAGAGTTTAGGTATTCCAGACAAAGAAATAAAAAAGGATTTAGGGTGATCAATGAAATACTATCAACATGGCAAGAGAATCAGAGCTCAATGGAACAAACGCTAACAACTTTTAAATGCAAATATTGTGGCAAAGAGTATCGTAGAGAAAGTACTCTGTTAGCTCACATGTGCGAAAGTAAAAGACGGGTCCAGCAAGAAAAAGAAGTAGGTGTACAGTTAGGTATGCAGGCTTACTTACGTTTTTATGAGATGACACAGGGCAGTGCTAAAATGAAAAACTATCAAGACTTTGCTAAATCAGCTTACTATACTGCTTTTGTTAAGTTTGGAAGACATATTGTAGCTATACGTGCTGTTAATCCTAAGATGTTTATCGAGTGGGTCATAAAAGAAAATAAAAAATTAGATCATTGGTGCCGAGAAGCAATATACGCAGAGTTTCTTGCACAATATATAAAGCGAGAATCAATCAATGATGCAGTTGAACGTGCCTTAACAGAAATGCAGGAGTATGCAGATGAAACAGAAGGATTACATTTTAAAGATTATTTCAGATTTGGCAGTGATAATCGCATTGTTCACCATATCGTTAATGGTCGTGTTAGTCCTTGGATCGTTTATAATTGTGATAGCGGCGTTGAATTTCTTAGTAGACTTAACGAAGAACAAATTGCAATGGTTATGCCAACGATAGATCCAGACTATTGGCAACGTAAGTTTGTAGATTACCTAGCAGACACTGAATGGGTTAAGATGGTAACCAAAGAAGCAGGGCTATGAAATTTAAGTCAGACATTGATATAGATTTTGCAGACAGAGACCAAGTGTTAAAGGTACTTGATGTTACTTCTGCTAGTATGCTGAGAGATGGAAAGCTGGTCAAACATAATTCAGGAGTGTATGCTACTGATATTCCTGTTGATCCGTTTACAGGGTGGGCAAGTTTAGACTATGATGTCTCTGAGGACCGTGGCTACATGAAGCTAGACTTATTGAATGTTAACCTTTATAAACAAGTTAGAGATGAACAACACCTTGTTGAATTAATGCGTGAGCCAGACTGGGCTCGACTACGTGACAGAACTGTTTGCGAACAATTAATACACATTAACAATCATTATGATACTATGTTAAAGATGCCTGAACCAGTTGACAGTATTCCAAGATTGGCAATGTTGTTAAGTGTAATACGTCCAGCTAAAAAACATTTGATAGGTAAGACTTGGAAAGACGTTGCTAAAGATGTTTGGGTTAAACCTAAGGATGACAGTTACTACTTCAAAAAAGCACACGCAATTTCTTACGCACAATTAGTTGTTGTAAATCTTAATTTACTTTCCGAACTAGAGTAATACTTCTACGTTTACTTCTTTTGCTAGCGATTTCTTTAAGACTTATATAAGGCCCATGTTCTATAGTTACATCTTTAGAGTTGAATGTTTTTAAACAGGCACGGAACTGAGCCCAATCTGCTTTTAAAAATACATTGATTGGTACTAGTCTATTAGATTCCCACCACCATTGATCTGCTAGTTCTAAAAATCTTGTTTTCTGGTCCAAAGTTCTCAATGCCGCAAAATCGTAGATAGTAGTAATAACCTCGTCGAAGTTTTGTATGATTCCGATATAGTCATTACCGCCATAGGTTATAAAACTAATGAAAGGATATTGATCTAAAAGTTTCTTATGTGT